TATTGCGCAGAACAAGACCTTGAAGACGCAGGATTCGACGTTGAAGTGTCTGTTATGCGTAACCATAGGATTCCATTTTCAGCAAGTAGTAACGTCCAATGGACAACTTAAATAACACTTTAACGAACTAGACCACGGGAGGGGAGACCCTCCCATTTCTTATTATGACGGAGGTGATCCATGATGATGGTGATCGTGATTATCATCGCCGCGATCCTGGGTTTTGCCATGCTGTGCTCCGGAGCTCTCATGCTCCTGATCGGCATCAAAGTCCTCCAGCGTCATGACGATGCGCTGCTCCATCCGCCGGATGACGATGACCATATCCAATGGCCGGAGGAGGATGAGGATCTATGATCAAAGCTGCAGATCTCGTTTCAAAGTTTCAATTCGCCCTGGATAACAAGTTCGGATATATTTGGGGGTCCAGCGGTCAGCTATGGACGGCGGCATCACAAAAGGCCACGACAAACGCCATGGCCATGGAGTACGGATCGAAGTGGATCGGACACAGGGTCGCTGACTGCAGCGGCCTTTTTTCGTGGGCGGCTGCTCAGCTGGGTGGATACCTGCCTCATGGGAGCAATTCGATTTTTCGTAAATACTGCACCGAGACCGGCAACAATATGAGCAACCTGGAGCCAGGGACGGCAGTATTCAAGCGCCGCGAGGGCACGAAATATCCGGACGGGATTGACTGGTACCATATCGGTCTCTATGTTGGCAACGGCACCGTCATCGAGGCCAAAGGGACCAAAGCCGGCGTCGTCACCTCCAAGCTGTCAGACTGGCACGCTTGGGGACGGCTCAAGGGCGTCTCCTACGACAGCACGGCACCGGAGGACCAGCAGCTGCAGCCCGGTCCGGCGTTGGTGGATGTGCCCAATGACGGCACCGTCCGCGTCAGGGCCAAGGCCAGCACGTCCGGTCAGGTGCTCGCAACACTGCCGGAGGGCCGTCAGGTGATGATCGAGGCCGTCGATGGTGACTGGTGCCGAGTCACATTCCAGGAGACCGGATACATTATGGCCACTTTCCTGAGAGCAGGAGGTGAGTCAGATGTCTGAGGCCATTACAGTGGCACTGATTACGGGTGCCTGTGCCATCATCGCCCAGCTGGTCATCAGCCGCGCATCTTCCAAAGAGCTGATCGCACGGATCGAGCATCAGAGCGCCATGGATGACGCCAAGCTGGATGCAAAGCTCGAAAAACACATAGCGGTGGTCGACACTAAGATCGAGGAGCTGACACGGGAGGTCCGCGAGCATAACAACTTTGCAAAGCGGATGCCCGTTGTCGAAGAAAAGGTAGCTCAGCTGGAACAACGGATTAAATGAAAAGGAGTGATATCCTATGAGAATTCCCGATAAAGTTTATGACGTCCTCAAGTGGATTGTGATGATCGTCCTGCCGGCATTGTCCACGGCCTACGTCGGACTCGCTGCCATCTGGCAGTGGCCTCTGGCCGATGAGGTGGCCAAGACCTGCAGCGTGATCTGCGTGCTGTTGGGTGCGCTCTTGGGGATCAGCACTGCTCAGTACAATGCAGAACAAAATAAGCTATAACTTATAAAAGAGGTCGGAGCAATCCGGCCTCAATTTTTATTTGTGATAAAATGCCTCGTCAGGTGGCAAAGCAATCAATCACAAACGTCACCGATAAAATGGATCTCTGTGATCTGATCGTCCTGCACTGCCACGGAAGACAGCACTGAGTGCCAGAAACGCCGCTTTTCCCGTGGCTCCAGCTGATCGTATACGGCTCTGATGTCGTCCTCGATAATTTCCCTGGCTATCTCCGGAGGCACCTCAGAGCGCGGTCTAGGGGCCTTTCTGAGGGCCTCCCGTTTGGCAGTCAGCTGGGCGAGTTTCGATTTGTAGGTGTCCCGATCGATCAGGCCGTCGGTGTATGTCTCTGCCAGTCTCCGCATCTGCTGGTCAATTGTGTGCTCGTTTTCGGCCGGTTTTGCGGTCGTTTTGGCGGCTTTGGATGAGTCGGCGACTATTTGTGCAGAGTCGAACACATAGGCCGTCAGAAGCGATTCTAGACGGATTTCTCGCAGTCCGCGCCGGTTCTCGCAATTGCGATCGATCATTGCACGCTGACAGCGATAATACAGGTATCTCTCACCTCTGGCGCTTGTGCACACCGGTGTCATTTTCCGTCCGCACACAGGGCAGACCAGTATGCCGGTGAACAGATATACAGAATCCGGATTCTTGGGGGCTCTGGTTTGTTTCTGGTTGAGGAGGATCTCATGCTGCACGGACGTGATGTATGCAGGACAATATCCAGCGGTGCCGTTTTTTATTCCTGCATAAATGGGATTGTATGCGATTTTTCGCCATTGTCCGTAGGATGGCATGCCCTCATACTCGCTGCAGACGGTCGATGATGCGTTGCTGAGGCTATGGCCAGAGAGAATCAAATCGAAAAAGCGCTCGACTGCCGGAGCTGTTTCCGGATCCTTCTGCAGATGTTTGTCGACAAGCGTGTATCCCAGAGGGACAGCGTTGCCACCTGACAAGTATTCACCTCTAGCTGATTTGTAATCGAACACGGCATGGATCCTCTCGCTGGTCCGTTCCCGTTCGTTCTCGGCGACACTTAACATGATATTAACTTTGAATCGTCCGGAGGCTGTCAAGGTTTCATAATCTTCCTGGATTGCCTGCCATGCACAATGTACACCGTCCAGAATCTCCTGCGCTTTGTAGTAGTTTTTGAGGGACCGAAACCACCGGTCCAGCTTGGTAAACAGGATCAGATCCACCTGACCGGCCTGCACATCATGCAGCAGTCTCCACATGGCCGGTCTCTTTTCGATCGGTTTGCCTCCGGAGACACCAGCATCGGTATAGTGGCCGATCATCACATGGCCATGATCGTGGACCCAGCTCTCCAGTGCGGCGGTCTGAGCGTCGATGGACAATCCTTTGGTCTGCTCCTCCGTGCTGACTCGCTCGTAACAAGCCACTCGCAAAACGCGAGCGGATGTGGTATTATTGTTTTGGTTCATACTGCACCATCTCCTAACGCCCCGACCAGTGCTGCAACGCTGATCGGGGTCTTTTTTGTTTGTACATTGTACAATGTCATTTGTACATCCGCAGGAATCCGACCGGCACTCCGAGGATCCGGATCGAGTGCTCATCGAATCTGTACATCATCGGCTCGTACTGCTGATTGTCGCTGGTCAGCATGACGTGATCCGAATAGCGGAAGACATGTTTCAGCGTGGCCTCATCATCGACAGAGATGGCACAGACGGAGCCATTGTGCGGCACATCCGGCACCGACCGAAGAAAAACCAGATCTCCGTCAAGGTATCCAGGCTGCATGGAGTCTCCCTTTACACGAAGCGCAAAATCCGCATCCAGAGGACCGTCCACAATGACGTCCGGAAACTCTGCATCATAGATCGGTTCGCCGGCGGCCATGGAGCCGAGGACGGGGATCTTGTGGCGCTGGAGCTGGGAGATGGGGATCAGGTTTGACGGTAATGTGGTTACGTTTGACGGCTTATCAACAAAATCAACCGGATCCAGATGTAGCACAGATGCCAATAGTGCAATTTTGTCTCGTTTCATATTTTTTATGGATCCGGTCTCCCACTTTCTCACGGTGGATTTACCGACGCCACAAGCCTCTCCGACCTGCTCAAGAGTCAAGCCGAGCTCCAAGCGTCTGCTTTTGATCATCTCTGAAATACTCATGCAGTTCGCCTCCTGTCTCAATTATAATCGCAAAGTTTCACAAAAGCAACTTTTTTTTCAAAAGTGGGTTGACAGAGTGTCGTAGAGGTGCTATCATGGCGCTAGTGTCCTAAAAGACACAAGTAAATAAAAGGAGGTGCTGAGATGAACCGTAACGAATTGAGAGCAGAAATTGCTCGTCAGGGGTTGTCTGTTAGCGAGTTTTGTCAGCGTGCAGACATTGCGCCGTCTACGTATCACCGCAAAATGCAGGATCCGGAGAAAGTTGAGAACGTGCCCCAGTTCAGCCAGGGCGAGATCAGCCGGATGCGGATTGTCCTGGGCTTGAGTGACGAGCAGCTGAGGACCATCTTTTTTTCTGGCGACGAAGTGTCCTAAAAGACACAGAGAGGAGCGAAGAGGATGCCGGCCTACATGCTAGTCATCAAGGACCCAATGGGGACCCGAGTCAAGTTTTTTCACAACTACGACGACGCCAGTGATGCACAGGAGATCTGGAGTCATGGCGGCGTGGCCGAGCTCTATGAGCGCGTCATGACGGACTGGGGAGAGTGTTATGAGTACATCCAGCAGTAAACCGTCGCAGCAGAAGCTCGCACAAATCCTGGCCGACATCATCGGGGATCGATATGGGCTGGAAATCAAGGTGCACGTCGTGGAGCGTGCAGAAACGGAGGTCAAACATGTGGACAACGTACGACGAAACTGACAGCTTTTTCTGCCGTCACCTCAGCGTGATGAGTGGTCTGATCCTCGGCTTGTTTGTGGCCATCTGCATCGGGGTGATGCTGCTGTGATCTGGGTGGCATCAATTGGCATCTGTGATGAGGATGGTGTCTGGTTCGACAGAATGACATACCACAGCAGTCGACTGGCCGTATGGGAATGGCTGTTGTCTACGATGGTTCAATGTGCAAAGTCTGGCCAGAAATTCGACAATCCGCTGATCATGCGCAAAAGGAAATCGCACATTGATCCGGATCAGTTTTCCTGGTGTCAGGGAGAGGAGTGTGCACGTGACTGGCAGGATCCGCCGCTGGTTCGTGGCCGTAAGCCGTAAACCGGCACCAACACATACAACTGGTTATTATCCGCCCACATATCCAGATGGGTGGTATGAAAAGAAAAAGGAGAGAGACAACAATGAAACTATTCGCAATTTTTGCAAAGATGGAGGACAGTCCCGTCCCGATCGACGTCTACGGCTACTGCAAGACCAAAGCCGCCGCGATCGGTGAGCTGGTCACCGGCATGCATGACAGTGTGTCGGTCAGCTATCCTGACAAGTATGGCCATGGTGAGCTCGATATCGAGATGTCCGGCATTAACTATTTCCCGGATGGGCTCTCGATCAAGATGAGCGTCCGTGAAAAGCAGACCTACCACACGCTGTGCGACCTGACCGGATTCGCGATCATGGTGGAAGAGATCAAACCGGAAGAGGAGGAAGAGTAATGCAGGACGATCTCAACAGTCTTGAATGGCGAGATGTTCCTGGCTTCGAGAAGTATTACATGGTGAGTAGCACTGGCCTTGTTTACAGTAAGCGGTCAGGAAAACTGCGTAAGCTGGTGGCCAATCCTCAGAACGGTTATCTGACAGTTGTTCTGTGTGGAGATTGTAAGAAGACTCTTACTGTTCACAGAATCGTTGCGGAGGCATTTCTGGAGAAGCCTATCGGCTGTGATTTCGTCAACCATAAGGACGAAAACAAGCATAACAACGATTCAACCAATCTCGAATGGTGCACCAAACAATACAACAATGTGTATGGATCAAAACTTGAAGGTTGCTATCGTCCGATCATCCAGATTGATCCGCAGACCGGCGATGAAACACACTGGAAGAGCTGCATCTTTCCTGAGAAAGCAGGAATAGCCAATCACAAAAACATCTCTGCATGCTGCCGAGGTCTGAGGAATAAGGCCGGAGGATATGAATGGAGGTATGCGTGATGGGAAAAGGGATTCTTATCATCGGAGAATCTGGATCCGGAAAGTCTGCATCTCTTCGTAATTTTGAAGAGAACGAGGTCGGGATCTTCAATATCTCCGGGAAGCCGCTTCCGTTTCGAAAGAATCTGAAAATGTCAAAGACAACAGATTACAACAAGATCAAAGCCACGCTGCGCCAGAACAATCTGAAGTGTTATGTACTGGATGACATTGGACTTGCGATGACTTTCTATCTGTTCGACAAGGCCCTGGAACCTGGATATACCAAATTCACACAAGCCGCCAAGGATTTCTATGATCTCGTTCAGTGCGCGATCAGGGAAACCGATGACAACACGACCGTGTATTTCATGATGCACACAGAGCGATCAGATGATGGCATGAAGATCAAAGCCAAGACTGCCGGCAAAATGATCGACAACCAGCTCACGCTTGAAAGTCTATTCTCCATCGTGCTCATGTGTGTGACAGACGGAAAGAAGCACGTTTTCATCACCCAGAGCGATGGAGTGACGACATGTAAGAGTCCAATGGAGATGTTTCCTCTGGAAATCGACAATGATCTCAAAGCAGTGGACACCACGATCCGCGAGTATTACGGGATGGAGGCGCTGACAAATGGAGCAGATTCCTGACGCGCCGTGGATCCGCGAGGCGGAGATCTTCGGAGTGCCTGAGGCGGATCCTGTTCGCTGTCCGATCTGCCATGCGGAGACAGACATCATCTACACCGATCAGATGGGTGATGCTGTCGGGTGCGAGTGGTGCATAGCCGCCGAGGACGCTCAGGAATGGAGGATGGAACATGGCGACCAGTAAAAGCCAATGCCTGGAATACATCACCACGGAGCTGACGGTCGAGGTCAGTTTCCCGAAAGATCAGGTCTTTTGTGACCTGTGCAACTTCTGCCGGAGCGAGAATGCTGGGACTCGCTTCCGCTGCAGCCTGACCGCTGAGATCCTGGCATATCACAACAAAGGTATCGGACGCAGATGTCCGTTAGATCTACCAAAAAACAATGAAAGTGAGGAAACCTAATTATGAAAGCTACTTCTGAATTTAAGTCTGAACGCTCTGCAAGCGAACGCTACCCCATGCTCCCGAAGGGGCTGTACATTGCCCAGATCAAAGGTGTCAAGGTTGAGGAAGACGGTCCCGATCAGCGTCTCACGCTCCGTCTGGAGATTACTGAGGGCGAGTATGCCGGCTATTACACGAAGCGCTACAACGCTGACAAAGAGCGCGGCGGACAGTTTGAGGTCAAGTACAAGGGCGATCTGGTGCTGTACGCGGTCGACAAGAAGAACACCCAGCGCCGGTGGCCTGATTCTGACATCAAGACTTTCAACGGAGCGATCTGGACGATCGAGCAGTCCAATCCTGGCTATCACTGGGACTGGAACGAGGACGGCCTCAAGGGCAAGTTCGTCGGAATCAATGTCCGTCAGGGCTCCTATAACGGAAATCCGTACACAACGATCGGACGCCTTGAGAGCATTCCGGAGATCAGAGAGGGCAAGTGCAAGGTCATGCAGGATGCCAAGCCGCGTGGAACTGCTCAGGCCGAAACGTCCACCAATGACGGATTCACTCAGGTTGACGAGGATGTCCCGTTCTGATGGTCCTGTATGAGGACACGCGGCAACAGAAAGGGAAACACAAAAACATCCATGCATACTGCGAGCAGGCCGGAATCAAAATCATCCGTCAAGCTCTCAATGTCGGGGACTATCAGATCGCCGGCAAGGGTGACATCAGCGTGGACACCAAACAGGATGTATTCGAGCTTGCCAGCAATGTCTTTCAAGAACATAAGCGATTCAAGGCTGAGTGCATTCGTGCTCAAGAATGTGGCATCCAGCTGATCATCCTGATCGAAGAGCAGCTCCCCGGGGGCCGTCTGGTTAACTGGCGGCCTTCGGTGGGCAATGTGCGATTCGATCCGGCGACACTGAGGAAAGCCATGATCACGATGCAGCATGAGTACGGCGTGAAGTTCCGTTTCTGCGATGGCCGGAGCACCGGTAAGCAGCTGATCGAGTATTTGACAGGGGTGAGACAGTAGTGAATGAAATAAAACCGATTCAGACATATTATGACGGCCACTGTTTTCGGAGTCGTCTGGAAGCGCGGTGGGCGGTCGTCCTCAAATATCTGGGCGTGCCTTATGAATATGAACCGGAAGGATTCGACCTGGGTGATGGAATGTATTATCTCCCGGACTTCCGCGTGAAATGTTATGGACTCCGTGGAAATTACGAACGCAAAGAACCATTTGATCTCTATATTGAGGTCAAGGGCAAGATGACAGCAGAAGATGCTGCCAAAATCAAACGATTCACGAATTGGCGCGATCAATATGGCCTCAGACAATATCCAGTTCTGATCGTCGACAAGATCCCCGACGAAGGGTGTGCAACCGGCTGGGAACTGTATGAGAATCCGGTCGGATTTGAACTGACACCTTTCAATTATGAAACGATAGACGGCGACTGGTTCGGAGCATATCCAGCAGCCACAAAAGATGGCAAGTTCTATCTGTTCGGAGCGGACAGCAATTACATAAACGACGATGATGCTGACCGCGTTGAATTGGCATACAGAGCTGCGCGTTGTGCACGCTTCGAGCATGGCGAACATCCACGATTCTGATGGAGGTGCCAATGGAACGAGAGATGATGGACAGTGGCTGACCAGACGACATTCATCAAACTGGACCGGAACATCATGGAGTGGAGATGGTACCAGGATGCAAACACCTTCCGGATCTTAGTCCACATGATCATGAAGGCCAACATTCGCGACCATGATTTTGAGGGAATCACGATCCATCGCGGAGAGTTGGCGACCAGCTTGCCGAGTCTGAGCAACGATCTGAAAATCAGCATTCAGTCCTGCCGCACTGCATTAAATCACCTAAAATCAACAGGCGAAGTAACATGCAGAAAATACCCTCACTATCAAGTAATTACAATAGTTAACTATGAGTTGTACCAGTCGTCACTAACAGGCAGATCAACAGGCGGTCAACAGGCAACTAACAGGCAACTAACAGGCGATCAACATCAATCAAAGAATGGTAAGAATGTAAGAAGGGAAAGAAAGAAAAATATATTTTCCGCGCCCACGGTCGACCAGGTGCTTGCCTTCGCAAAGTCTGAACAGCTGCCAATGACTCAGAAGGATGCCGAACAGTTCATCTGGTTCAACGAGTCACGTGGATGGAAGGGAACGACAGACTGGCATGCTCTGGTCCGCATGAGGGCCAGTCAGCTGGGCGCCGGTGACGCGGATCCGGAGGAGACGGAAGAAAGGAGAGAAATCTGATGGGCTTTGTCTTTGATGAAAACGAGATCCGGAAGACGATCGCGATCATGCATCCTGATGGTCAGTATTTTGAGATCCGCTTTGTCGACGGCAGATGGAACATGGCTGGAATGTTCAGCGATGCCGACATGCTTATTGAGCAGCTGAAAGCTGTCAGCAACAGAGTGAGACCTGGTGCCAATGTGTACATGACGCTCAATGAACTGCATGAGGCATGCTATGACCGCAAGCATCACAACTGTTTCATTGAATTACAGTCACCAACTGTCAGCGATAACGACGTCACATGGTATCAATGGATGCTTATCGACGTGGATCCGGTCAGGCCATCTGGCACCAGCTCGACGGATGAGCAGCTTAAGGCATCCAGAGAGACAGCCAAAAAGATTTATCAATGGCTGAAAGATCGAGGATGGCCGGATCCGATCATCGCGCACAGTGGCAACGGCACTCACTTGCAATATAAAATCCAGCGCAAAAACACCCCAGAGAACAGGAAGCTGATCGAAAACGTACTCAAAACCATCGGAATGCTTTTCGCTGATTCTGAGATGAGTATCGACCTGACAACATTTAACCAGAGCCGCGTGTGTAAGCTCTATGGCACGGTAGCCAGGAAAGGTGCGAACACGGAAAAACGACCTCACCGGATGAGTAAGATCCTCCGAGTGCCGGACAAGATCGAAGCCGTACCTACTGACTATCTGGAAGCGCTCGTTCAGATGTTGCCGCAAGAAGAAAAGCCTCAGAAATACAACAGCTACAATCCAGGATCGTTCGACTTGGAAAAATGGATCTCCGATCATGGTCTGGATGTCAAGGAGCGGACCAGCTGGTCAGGTGGCACGAAGTGGATCCTCAATCACTGTCCGTTCAATCCTGAGCACGATAAAAAGGACGCTGCCATCATCCAGACCACCGGAGGAAAGATCGGTTTTCGGTGCTTCCACAATTCATGTGCTGATAAAGGATGGCGTGAGCTGAGGCTGTTGTATGAGCCGGATGCCTATCAAAACGACACCGGCAAGGCGATCCCGAACTATCTGAGCGACTTCCAGGGATTCAAGGGACAGGCCGTGCACCATGAAGATGGCACACCAGACTTCACTGAGCCCAGCACGCCAGAGCAGAAGGAAACGGAGCCGGTATTCCGCACGACGGAAGAGATCCGGAAGCGCGTCGTCCCGAATGATGAGCACATCCTGACAGGGATCACAGGCATCGATGAGAGGATGATGGGACTCAAGAAAACATATGTCACAGTCCTCTCTGGCCTCCGATCCGCCGGTAAGTCCTCCATCCTGAGTCAGTTGGTCATCAAATGCAGACAGCAGGATATGAAGTGCGCTCTGTTCTCCGGTGAGATGACTGACAAACAGGTCCTCAAGTGGCTCTCACTGCAGGCTGCCGGCAAGGCACACGTCAAGGGCACGAAATACGAGAATGTCTTCTATCCGACCGATGATGCAGCCGAGGCGATCTCGAAATGGCTGGACGGTTATGTCTACGTTTACAACAACGATTACGGCAATGACTATGTCAAGCTTAGAGAGCGGCTGTACAAAATCGTCACGGAGAAAAAACTGGATCTCGTTCTCCTGGACAACCTGATGGCGCTGAATGTGGAAGCTCTGGATCGCGATCTGTACGTCAGGCAGTCAAAGTTCGTCAAGGATCTGAAGCGGATGGCGATCGCTCTGAATGTGCATATCCTGTTTGTCGCTCACCCAAGGAAGAGCGGAGGGTATCTCCGGATGGATGACATCAGCGGCTCCGGCGATCTGGTTAACACTGCAGATAACTGTTTTATCATCCACCGCGTCGACAAGGACTATAAATCGTTGACGGCTCAGTTCTTCAAATGGAAAGAGGACAATCCGCTGTACAAGGCCGGAAACGTGATCGAGATCTGCAAGGACCGTGACCTTGGATACAGAGACGTCCACATTCCTCTGTACTTTGAGAAAGAGACGAAACGACTCAAAAACACGACGACGGAATACATCCATTATGACTGGGAGAAGACATTCCTCGAGCAGGTGTTTATCCCTGACGAGGAGCTCCCGTTCTAGGAGGCAGAGAGAGACAATGGTGAACCCAGCAAACCGCGAATTATCGACCAGGCTGTACCGGTGGATGGAGCGCTTCGAGAGACCGGTGCAGTCTGATGATCCGGAGCGCAATGTGGCGTACTTCACGGACGCCTGGAATGAGCTTGACGGGATCATGAAGGAGTGCAGCACTCCATGGGCCATGATGCTGTGCATTGGTTACTATCAGGCCCTCGAAGCGGTGTACAAGGAGGCGAGCAAATGATCCGGCAGATTGATGCCGACGGCCGCGCGAAAATGACCGGCAAAGAGTATCAGGCACTGCTCCGGCTGTTTGCCGCCATCTCCGCACTGAAAGAGGTCGGCCCAGTGCTCTGGGACCGACTCGCACTGGTCGGCGGCATGGCCAGATGCAATTACAAAAACGCAGAGCGCAAACTGGACGACATCTGCAATCAGATCCTCGGAACCGTGCCGACCAATAAGCTGATCGCCATGCAGCGCGAATTGAAAGCCGTTAAGGTCTATCTCCGGATCGGACCGGATGCAGCACCTCATGGCCAGGATCAGGTGATCTATGTCGACGAGGGTGCATTCCTTCGGCTCCTGGATCAGATCGTTGGCATGAATTGCTTGCTCTGTGAGAAGACCGGCAAAGAGGTCAAGAGATGTGAATGGCTCAAATTGATTGAAGATGTTCTGCCGTATGGTCCGGATCCGGAGCTGGATCCAGCTGACGGCACGTGCCAGATCGCCGGCAGATCGACGATTATTGATGAGGAGGGCTCCAATGGATAAATATTTTTTTCCGGTTTCTGTAGAAATTGAATCTGATGACTCTGACCACCTGATTCGCGAGATTGCCGAAACGATCTATGATGCGATGCAGGATTTTGTGTCGGAACCTGATTTCAATAAAAAAGTGGCATATTTCAAAATGCAGTATAGCTGTAATAAGAAAATGCTCGATGAAGAAGTTAAATAAGTCCGCCGGATTAAGCTCGTACAGAGAGACGGCATCCGGCGCTTTGAGAGGAGAGACAACAATGAAACTTGCGAGAGCGCTGATGATTTTCAGCGACATCCATAATCCTGGCTTTTCTGATGAGGATAAGGCAATGGCAATCTATACGGTCATGAACATGGCCACACATAACTCTGTATCCAAGGACAAGATGCTGAACGTCATCAAATGGCTGTGGAATACTGCATTCGAGATCGAGGAGGGGCAGCATGACAGAAGCTGAGTTTCTGGAAAGCGTAGCAAAAACGCTTGAGGCATTAGGAGCGTCAGCAATTCTTTTCTCAATTGCCGCCATAATTCGCGCGATATTTAAGGATTAACGAAGAGGAGAGACAACAATGGCAGACATTAATTTTCTGATAGGCGACCGCATCGGGCAGCTGCTCGGACGGGAGAATATGTCACAGGCTGAACTGGCGCGACGAGTCGACAGCAGACCCAAAACTGTCCAGGAGTGGTGTGATGGGATCAAAACTCCGGCCGTGATCTCGCTGATCCGGATCGCGGAGGTGTTCGATGTGAGTCTGGACTGGCTGATTACCGGCAAGGAATATCAGCCGAAATCAAAACCGGCGACGCACATGGTTACCGTGGAGACCGTCATGGACGAGATCCGCGACATCGCACATTATCCGGAGGCTGAGATGAGAGTCGGAGATCTAATGGTGGATCTGGAACATAGGCTGATGAGGGTGAGGTGAAGGGGATGCAGGTAATCGGATGTTATCTGGCACGTCCAAACGAGACGGAATTCCACTACATCCCGTTCAGAAGGTACCGGAAAGCGCGTTTTCTCCGGCGTGCGGCGAGAGTTGCAAAAAAAGATAAAACAATTGCTCAGACTAACTATATCCCGGTTCCATGGCCTGAAATAGTATTTGTGCTGAAGAGGTGAAGCAGGATGGCTGATAGAGAAAAGGTGATTAAAGGTTTGGAGTGCTGCACTGCTGAGATCCCTTTAAATAAACACAAGGATGATATGTGCAATATGTGCCCATATCAAGATGCAAGATATTCCTATTGCTTTCACAAGCATGAGCTCATGAAGGATGCCCTGGAACTGTTGAAAGAACTGCAGTGGCATCCATTCGATCCGATGCAACCAAAGCAGACGGGACTTGAGGATCATCATTTTTATCTTGTAACCGTAAAAGGGGTATGGAACACCGATGAAGGCGATGTATCACATTGATGAGCCGTTTGGATTCAAACCGCCCACAAGCAAAGATTTTGATCCGTTTGATGTGATTGCATGGCGAGAGCTTCCAGAGGTGATGCATGATGGTTAAGCTGAAACCTTGCCCTTTCTGCGGTGGAAGGGCTGTGCTTGAAAAGATAGGATGGCCTCATCTTGTTTCTTGCATTAAGTGTGGAGCAAGAATGATAAGCATAAAATGGGAAAAAGACGGAGAACAAGAAGCAGTAAAAAAATGGAATCAAAGGGTGAAGCAGGATGGCTGATAGGGAAAAGATAATAACTGCGCTTGAAATGTGTGCAAAGAACGCAGATTGTGCAGAAAAGTGCCCGTATTATTATCCAATAAAGAGAGCATGCGTTGAAGCCATGTGTGAGGACGTTTTAAAACTGCTGAAGGAACAGCCTGAAATCGTGCGGTGCAAGGATTGTAAATGGTACAAAGAAGGGTATGACATTGACGGAAAATGGTTTTCACGATGTAACGGAAGTGTAAGAACATATGGACACACAAAGCCGGATTGGTTCTGCGCTGATGGAGAGGTGGAGCAGGATGACTGTTAAATATGGAGACACAATCGGATTCGTTAGCAAAGTGCGGTTTGATATGAAGGGTAATGAAAATTACTGGAAACTGTCTGAAGGCAAAGTAAAGAGCATTATAATCAATTCAAAGGGACGGCGTGTCAAAGCGGATCATTTCTACACATTGGATGCAGAAGAAATTGAACATAACACAAAGTGGATGACCGAAAATGACCGTCTGATCTTGATTGGGGAACCTTTCATTTTGACGGATGAAATCAGGGTGAGAATGCAGAAGTGGATTGAATACGAAAATGCAAACGATACTGAGCGTTTTAGCGAAGGAAGTGAAGTCGGATGTCCGATAGGGAAAATATTCTGAAAGGGCTTGAGTGCCTGACGGCTGATAAAATCACATGTAATAAAGATTGTCCGTATTTTCATGTTGTTGGTTGTGTTAAGGTTGCGATGTCGGAAGCACGGGAACTGCTGAAGGAACAGCAAGAAACTATTGCAAGCCTTCAAGGCCCAATCTGCAAGCTGAATGCCGCATTGGAAGAACAGCCAGAGCAGAAGCACGGACACTGGGAGATTGTGCAAGACTATTACGATGATGAACAATGGCAATGCTCTGCATGTGGCTGCGAGTGGTATTTGGAAGCCGGAAACCCAGAAGAAAACAATATGCTTTATTGTCCAGAATGCGGAGCAAAGATGGATGAGGCGGTGGAGCAGGATGACAGCGTGTAAGATTATCCTCCTGATCGTGCTCTGTATAGGGCTGTGCGGCATTGGATTCGCTGCTGGTTGGTGCTTTGCGTACGACAAACAACACGATGAGTCCATGACCAGTGCGCTGGAACGTTTTGCGAGACATCAGCGAGAACTCGAAGAAGCAAGAAAATCTGCTTACCAGGTCGGTAGGAATGCTGCTCTCAGTCTTATGCAGAATAGAGGGCTCGTCACAAAGAAACAGGCAGAAAAGATAAGAACAGAATGGAGGCAACAGGATGGAAGTCAAACTGATAAGCGCTCCTGACATGGGAGCCGTGGAAGTATGCGAGCACGCTGCAGCAATGAGCACGCAGACGGGCAAACCTGCACAGGCGCTCCGGTCGGCTATGCGGTCCGGCCATGACAGCGTCCTGGAACATGCGTCGTTTACATTTGAGATCAAGGGCGTGTCTCGTGTGCTTCTGGCTCAGCTGACACGGCACCGGATCGCGAGCTTCACGGTGCTTTCTCAGCGGTACGTAGATCAGAGTAAGCAAGGATGCATCATCCCGAAATCGATCCAGGACAATCCTGATGCCTATGAGCTTTACATGTCATGGGTGATAAGGATCGGTGCTTTCTATCACAACATGATCGAGGCCGGTATCCCGAAAGAGGACGCCAGGTATATCCTGCCGGAAGGAACCACCACGGACCTCGTGATGACGATGAACGCCAGAGAGCTGGGGCACTTCTTCCGACTCCGGTGCTGTAACAGAGCACAGTGGGAGATCAGGGAATTGGCTGACGCAATGCTCCGGATCTGCCGGAGACAGTATCCGGAACTGTTTGGATCGGCCGGTCCGGCGTGCTTGCGTGGAGAGTGCCATGAGGCACGGCCGTGCGGACATCCGCGGAAACAGGAGGAATGGTGATGAGATGGCCGCAGATTCTCATGATCGTATTGATGAGCATGGATATGCTACTTTCGATGATCATGCACGGGGAGCCTAAAAAGGGCAAATACGATGCAGGTGTGACAATCATTACTGATTTTATCTATATTGCAATTCTTTGTGCCGGAGGATTTTGGAATGCTCAATAACATTGAGAAACAAGAGGAAACGAAGATGAAACTCAATCAATATCAGACACTCGCGGCACGCACGATCGGATGCACTGACACTGAGCCGATGAAGATGCATGCACTCCTGGGACTGGCCAGTGAGTGCGGCGAGCTTTCCGAGGCTTACTATCTGGAGCCGGTAGTCAAAGACAATCACGCGGTCCGCGAGCTGGGCGACATGATGTGGATGATGGCAGAGCTTTGCACGGCTTACGGCTGGAAACTGCAGACCGTGCTCAAGACCGACGACTGGCCGCTGTATCGTGAGATGCAGGTGCAATATCTCGTGCGTGATGTTGGTTATTTGCTCGGGCTCTATCAGAAAACCTATCAGGGCCACGCTCTGATGGAGGAGGCCGTGCAGAAAACACTTCGGAAGATCTACAGAGGGATTCTGTCAGTTGTGGCCACACTGGAAAATGTTACGATCGACACGGTCCTCTGGACCAACATTGAGAAACTGCAGAAACGCTATCCCGACGGGTTTGACCCAGATCACTCGCTGCATCGTGCAGCTGGTGACATCTGAGGGGTGGTTTCATTGAATCCAGCAAAACAATATCTGAGCCGGTACAAAAACCTGCAGACAAAGTGTCGGGCTCTGGAAGCAAACATTGAATCATTGAGAGAGAGAGCAGAGTCCATCACAATCAATCTGGATCCGAACAAGGTGCAGTCCTCAAGCAAAATTCACGATCCGATCGCTGAGGCCGCAGCTGCCATCGCTGACACGGAGATCCTGCTTGCACAGACCAGAGCAGAGTGTGAGACAACCATGAACAAGATCACGAGAGCGATCATGAGCGTGCACGACGATCGTCTGCAGACTCTGCTGATGCTGAGATACATCAACGGTCTATCATGGGAGTCAATCGCTGAGGAAATGGCATACAGCGTGAGACAGATCTACAACCTGCACGGAGTCGCACTCAATCTGGTTAAGGATTTCATTGAATTGCAGTCGTGATCCGTAGATAATAGTAGCATCAGGATATGCGGATAGATCCTGATGGCCAGTTGTCTCTCTCTGGCTTTTCCGTCCGAAGGTCGGTCAGACGCCGGCCTTCGTTCCGTTTCGCTCTTCATGAGTGGATCTTCCTACCTTGGGCTCAGCGGCTTACCGTTTCACCGCTGAGCTTTTCTAATGTGGTGATGTTATGGCTGAGAGATTTGCTGATCAGTTCTATGGATCGTATGCATGGCAGAGCTGTAGAAAGGCATACAAAGAAGCAAAAGGTCGACTCTGTGAGCGATGCCTCGCGAAGGGGATCATCAATCCAGGATCACGTGACAATCCGCTGCAGGTGCATCACAAAATCCATCTGACGGAGGATAATCTCCGCGATCCATCGATTGCACTCAACTGGGACAACCTGGAGCTACTCTGTCAGCAGTGTCATCTGGAAGAGCATGCAGATGATCGTCCTCGAATGGGCAAGAGGGCCGGAAGACGTTGGAAAGTCGATGAGTACGGTCACATTCTGATCAAATAGATACTCCCCCCTGGGGTATACCACCATGACCGGGCCACCCCAGTCCGGGCGTTCTGGTAGGAAAGACCGGACGAGGCTCAAAATATTTCATTTTTTTCAGAGAGGAGGCGATGAGATTGGCCAAACAAAAGCTGACATATGAAGACGTCATGAAACTTGCTGAAACTTATGGCGTAAGTGGAAACACATTTTTCGAATCAGCAGCGGATCGCTATGTCGGACAGGTGGAAATGATCGACAAGATCCAGAAAAAGATCGATGAGGACGGCCTGATGATCGAACACACCAATGTTAAAGGCGACACGAACGTGGACGTCAATCCGCTGACAGTTCAGCTGCCGAAATACATCGACACGGCCAACAAAACGCTTGCTCTCATGCTTGACATAGTGAAGCAGCTCGGAAAGCCTGCCGATGGTGGTAGTGTGAGCTTTGACTGCGAATAATTGGATCTGGACCTATTACCAGCAGATATGTGACGGCTCTGTCACGGTCGGCAGATGGATCCGGATGTGGTATGAGCACATAGTTCACGGCCTCGAGGATGGCACGTATCGCTTCGACCAGAAGAGGGCCAGTGGGGTCATCAATTTCGTTGAGAGATATACGCATCATCATGAGGGGCCGCTGGCTCCTGGACTCATAAAGCTGGAAGTCTGGCAAAAGGCTTTTTTATCGGTCGTGTATGGCATAGTAGACGAAAGCGGAAAGCGCCAGTTTCGCGAGATCGTGCTTCTGATCGGACGCAAGCAAGGCAAGACGGCACTCCTTTCTGGCCTCGGCTGTCATCATTTGTTTGTGGATGGCGGATATGGTGCTCGTGTGTATGTCTGTGCTCCCAAGCTGGAGCAGTCAAAGCTCTGTTATGAAGGTATCTATCAGACGATCCGGCAGGAGCCGATGATGGATCGGATGACCAAGCGCCGGCGGACGGATCTGTACATCGAGAAAAACAACAGCTCCGCCCAGCCGCTGGCATTCTCTGCCAAGAAAAGCGACGGCTTGAACATATCCATGGCCATCTGCGATGAGTTCGGTGCATGGCAAGGCGAACCTGGCCTCCGGCAGGCTGAGGTCGTCAAAAGCTCCCAGGGCGCTCGTCCTGAGCCGCTTCTGTTTTACATATCGACGGCCAACTTTGTGGACGGCGGCCTGTATGATGAGATCCTTAAAAGATCCACGGCGGTCCTCAACGGAACCAGCAAAGAGACACGGCTGGCTCCGTTTTTATATATGATCGACGATCCAGATAAATGGAACGACATCAACGAGCTGAGGAAAAGCCTCCCGAATTTGGGTGTCTCTGTCGGCATCGATTACATGCTCGAGGAGATCGCTGTCGCCGAGGGATCGCTGTCCAAGAAGACAGAATTCCTCACGAAATATTGCAATATCAAACAGAATTCCAGTCTGGCATGGTTTAAGACATCCGACATCAAAAAGATGCTGGGTAACGAGTACCGGCTGGAGGACTTCAGCAATTGTTATTGCCTCGGAGGAATCGACCTGTCTCAGACGACAGACCTTACGGCCTGCTGCATCCTGATCCAGCGCGACGGTATCATCTGGACTTTCTGCCAGTTCTTCCTGCCGCGTGACAAGCTGCAGGACGCGATTGCACGTGATGGCCTTCCGTATGACATGATGGTCTCCAGAGGACTGCTGACGCTCAGCGGAGACGCTGTGATCGATTATCACGATTGTTTCAACTGGTACCGGGATCTGATCGAGCAGTACAGGATTTATCCGCTGATGATCGGATATGACCGGTATACAGCGACCTATCTGGTGCAGGAGATGGAGCAATACGGATTTCACATGGAGTCTGTATTCCAAGGTTACAACCTCACCGGCATTGAGAACGATCTAGAGGGAATGGTCCAGTCTGGTCAGCTCCGGATCGCGGACAACAACGATCTGCTGAAGGTACATTTCCTGGATGCCGCCCAGCAGATCGAGAGTGGTACGAGTGCACACGCCAGGAAGAAACTGGTCAAGATGGCAAAAAATGCTCACGTTGATGGCGTGGCTGCCATCCTCGATGCGCTGTGCATGCGTGCCAATCACTGGCAAGAATTCGAGCAGAGGCTCAAAAACGAAAAGGGGTGAACGATAGCAAATGGGACTCTTTGAGATGATTTTCGGATCGCGGCCTCAGCGAATGGCCGCACAACAGATATTTAAACTGCTTGATGGCTATCAGCCCTCTTTTCACGATTGGCGTGGATCTATTTATGAGAGCGATCTGATCAGAGCTGCACTGGATGCTCATGGCCGACATGCAGCGAAACTGTCGATCAATATCGACGGCAGTGCAAAACCTAACCTCCGGAGCCGTCTGATGGTGCAGCCTAACAACTTTCAGACATGGCCTCAGTTCCTCTACCGAACAGCCGTGGCGCTTTATGCGAAAAACACGGCTTTTATTGTGCCCACATTGGGAGAGTATGGCGAGTTTAACGGCGTTGCTCCGGTTATTCCGAAGCACTGGGAGCTGGTAGAAGATAAGGGCACGCCATATATCCGATTCCACTTTGAAAACAACAAACGGAGAGCGGTGGAGCTTTGGAATGTTGGAATCCTGACGCGTTATCAGCTCGACAATGATCTTTTTGGTGCGAATAACGAGGCACTGAAACCGACGCTCGATCTGATCGAGATGCAGCGTCAGGGCATCAGTGAGGGCATCAAAAACAGTGCCACATATCGCTTCATGGCTCAGAGTGCGAACTGGTCTACCGATGAGGATCTCGCCAAAGAGCGCGACCGTTTCAACTCGATGAACTTTCGACGCGGATCCGGCGGTGTACTGCTCTGGCCAAACACTTATAAAGATATCAAACAGATCAATCAAGAATCGTACAAAGTCGATCCGGATCAGATGAAGCTGATCAAAGAGAACGTATACGACTATTTCGCAGTCAATGAGGATGTTATTCAAAACAAGTCATACGGCGACGCCTGGCTTGCTTTTTATGAGGGCGCTGTTGAATGGTTTGCCATCCAGCTGTCCGAAGCGCTGACACGCATGCTCTACACGGAGCGCGAGCGGACGGCTTTCGGCAATCGTATCTGGTTCAGCTCTAACCGGCTCCAGTACATGAGCAACGGCGACAAGCTCAATGCCATCAGTCAGTTGGCGGACCGTGGCCTGATGACCAGAAACGAGCTCCGCGACATCCTCAATCTGTCTCCGCTACCGGAGCCGTATGGATCGCAGATTCCGGCTCGCGGTGAATATTACGATATTACCGGTCCGGCTGATCCGGACAATGGAGGTGCCAATAATGGCGAATAAAGAAATCCGTGCTTTTGCCTTTGAGGTGAGAGCAGAGGAAAACGAAGAGCACGGCCATTTTCTCAGTGGCCGTCCGATCGTGTACAACACGCGAACTGATCTGGGATGGTATGACGAGATCATTGAGGCTGGTGCTCTGGACCAGACGGATCTCAAAGATGTCCGATTCCTGGTTAATCACAATACAAGCATGATCCCTCTCGCACGGTCGAGAAACAATAACGAACATTCGACCATGCAGCTGAGTGTGGATGCTGACGGCATGAGCATCCGCGTGGATCTGGATACCGAAAACAATGCCGATGCACGGAGCCTTTATTCTGCGGTGAGCCGCGGCGATATTTCCGGAATGTCGTTTATGTTCACCGTTGACAAGGATGCCTGGGATGACATCGAGAGCGACCATCCGACACGCCGGATTCGATCCGTCGGTCGTGTGTTTGAGGTCTCTGCTGTCACTTTTCCAGCATACGCGCAGACATCCATTCAAGCACGTGGCATTTCTGAGGCACTGGATAGCGCCAAAGAATCACTGGAGAGTGTAAGAGCTGAAAAGCGTGCAATTGAGAATCGGAAAGCGCGGATCAGAATTCTCATGGAAATGGGAGGTAATTGATTATGACTTTTGAACAGATCGAGGCCCGTATGGCCGAAATCAAAACCGAGATGGAGGCCGAAGGTGCCGATCTCACCGCACTTGAGAACGAAGTCCGTTCTCTGAATGCCCAGAAAGAAGAACTGCGTAAGGCTGCTGAAGAAGCAGAAAAGCGTCGTCAGGAAATTGCTGACGGTGCCGGCGAAACCAAAGAAGAACACAAGGAGGAGACCCGTATGGAACTTCGCGATTTTCTGAAATCCAATGAATATGTAAACGCATATGCCCGTTATATCAAGTCTGGTGACGACACCGAGGTGCGATCCCTGCTGACTGCCAATGCCGGTGCCAGCATTACCGGTGAGAAGCTGCCGGTGCCCACCACGCTGCAGGAAAAGATCGAAACCGCATGGGAAAACGATCAGATCTTGTCTCGTGTGACCAAGACCTATATTCGCGGCAATCTGCAGATTCCCTTTGAGCTGTCTGCTGATGACGCTGTCGTGCACGCTGAAGGCTCCGGTGCTGTCGATGAAGAAGAGCTGACCTTCGGCATGGTCGCTCTGATCCCTGAGTCCGTCAAGAAGTGGGTCAGCTTCTCCGACGAAGTCGAGGATATGAAGGGTCAGGAATTCCTGGATTATATCTGGGATGAAATCACCTACCGCGTGACCAAGAAGCTGGCCGACCTGGTTGTGGATGACATCACCACCGCTCCTGCTGCAAACAGCGCGACCGCTATCGGCGTTCCTGCTGTAACCATGGCTCCCGGTGTTGTGACCATCCCCACTGCAGCTGCTCAGCTGTCTGAGGAAGCCGTCACTCCTGTCGTTATCATGAACCGTCAGACCGAGGTCGAATTCCTGGCTGCTTATGCTGCCGGCAGCTTCGCTGTTGATCCCTTCGCCGGATATGAAAAGGTTTATACCAGCCATCTCCCTGCATACAGCACTGCGACCGCCGGTAAGGTCTATGCCATAGTTGGCGATCTGAAGGGCGCTCGCGTGAACTATCCTGCCGGAGACGACATGGAGATCAAGTATGATGATCTTACTCGCAAGAAGGAAGACATCGTCGAAGTTCTGGGCCGTCAGTTCGCCGCCCATGGTGTGACGAAGCTCGGGCATTTCGTCAACCTTAAGAAGCCGTCCTGATGAAGGTTCGGCTGCTTAGAGATGCCAGGATAAAGCACTATGCTGGGGAGATCGTTGAGGTCTCCCCGGCCGAGGCCAGTTTCCTGACATCGGTTTTTAGTGCAGTGCCTGTTGAAACGGCGACCGCAGAGCCCGAAGCGGAAACCGCTGAGATCAAGCCTGCAAAAACTAAGAGAACGAAAAAGTAACGAGGTGAGATCGTAATGCTGGATGCAGTGAAACAGGTGCTCAGTGTCACCACTGACGCATACGATGAGGAGATCACCGAGCTGATCGCAGCTGCCCAGCTCGATCTGCAGGTCACTGCCGGAGTCACTGAAAAGGACACCGAGGATCCTCTGGTCCGGCAGGCTGTAAAAACTTACTGCCGGATGCACTTCAAGTCTCCGTCCAATTATGACCAGCTCCGTGACTCCTACGAGAGCCAGAAAGGCGCTCTCCGGATCGCGACAGGATACACGAACTGGGGGAATGAGTAATGCCGAGATATTCGACGGTTGCTCTGATCTCCAATACTCCCGAATCTCATGGCGTATATGACAATCCGACTCCAGTGGAGCGCACGACGTACTGCGAAGTCCGCAGCGTAACACGGGCGGAGAGCTACGACGCATTGAGTCACGGTCTGCATCCTGAGTGGACACTGGTGCTCTCTGATTACCAGGAATACCAGGACGAGCCGACCTGCAGATTTGAGGGGCGGAAGTACCGGATCCTGAGGACTTATGTCCGCGAAGACCATCACATTGAGCTGGTGATCGAGAGGATGGTGGATACGGTATGACGTTCGAGAGTCTGGTGGAAGCGCTCAAGGATACGGAGATCCCGTTTGCAGAGGGTGCATGGCAGGACGCTCACAAGCTCCGTCAGGACTATGGCGTGTATGCGCTGGATGACGCTCATGATCTAATGGCAGACGATCGCCACGGGGAAAGATTGGTGGAGGGCACGATAGACCTTTTCACTTTACATTCCCGAGGCACAGAGAAAGCTGCACAAATTGAGGGAGCGCTGGAGTTTGTTGGAGTGATCTGGCGACTCAATGCCGGTCCGATGTATGAAAACGATACCGGATACACTCACTGGGAATGGGTGTTTGATTGCCTGCCGCCTAGGGGGTGAAAAGTGATGGCCAGAATGACATACCACGGCGGCGATGAGTTTGCTGACCAGCTGCTCATGCTTGGGAAAAAAGGCTATGGAATCGCTCACCGCATGCTGTACGAGGGTGCCGGCCTTGTAGCCGATAGCCTAAAAAATGCCGCCGAATCTCTGGCGGTTGGCACGGCAAAGGGCAATTCTGAAACCGGCCATCCGTTCACAGGTCTCACGCCTGAGGATAAAGCGGAAATCGTCAATGCTCTGGGTATTGCAGAGTTTGACGACACCGGTGACAGCGTGAACACGGCAATCGCTTTTTCTGGCTACTTGAGCCGGACAGAGGATGCATATCCCAACGGGGTGCCGATTCCGATGATCCTGCGGAGCATTGAAAGCGGATCCAGCGTGCGAGTTAAACAACCTTTTATCAGACCGGCTGTCAACGCAGTCCGGTCAAAAGTCCTCGAAACCATGGGTAATGTGGCTGACGAGGAAATCAATAAAATTATGGGGTGAGATAAATGGCAAACATTGGTGTAAGTAAACCGTATTACGCGATCATGGATACCAACGGCGGTTACGCCACGGCCAAAGTCCTCGGAAAGGCGACACAGGTGGATCTGACTCTTGAAGGCCGTGATCCGGTGGTACTGTATGCAGACAATGGCGCTGCAGAGTCCGCCAGCACTTTCACCGGTGGTACCGTGACGATCGGTATTGATGAACTGGACATGGCAGTAGCTGCCGATATTTTCGGTTATACGGCTCCTACTGGGAGCGCCGGACTCGAGTTTGATTCCGATGCCGTGGCACCGTATGTCGGGCTTGCTTTCGTTACCAAGAAAATTAAAAACGGCACCGTGAAATGGCGTCTCGTAGTCCTTTATAAATGTCAGTTCATGCTGCCGGAGTACAGCATCACGACTCAGGGCGAGACCGTGGAGTTTCAGACTCCGTCGCTCGATGCCACTGTAATGCGTGATGATACGGAAAACAGTAAATGGCAGTTCTGGGGAGACTACGATACCGAAGCAGCTGCAGTCACTGCGATCGCCACCAAGCTGGCACCGTAATTACACAGGCCCTCTCTCTTTTCTCGGGGAGAGGGCTTTCCTTTTAGGAGGGTACAAAGATGAGAACAGGCAACATAAGGATTAATCAAACCGATTATCCGGTGACGTTTTCAATCGGCACTCAGATCGCCCTGGAAGAGCAGCATATCGAGATCAAAGACGCCACAAAAAGCGTCAGCGCCACGATGCACCTGCTCTATGCAATGATGCAGAGCGGCCACAAATGGGCGATCAAAAACGGTCAGACACCTCCTGAGGTGCCATCATTCGACGATCTGATCGAGAGCATGGATACGGATGCCATGGTGGAGATCATGGGCAAGCTGGTCACGGTGATGACTGGCGAGCGTAATGTCGAAGCAAAACCGGCAAAAAAATAAAGACCAGATCTGTCGGGCGCCAGACTGGTGAGATGGTCCTCTATGCAGCCCTCAATGCAGGCATCGATATGGACAGCGCTTTGTGCATGCCGTTATCGATGGCGCAGGATATCATAGCGACCCATGAGATCATGACGATGCAGTATGAGCGCGTCCTCACGGATCCGGATGACATAGAGGCCGATTTTATCAAAACAATGAGCGCGAGGTGATATTGTGGCGGACATTGGAGCGAAACTCAAAGTCGAGGGCGAGAGCTCATTTTCTAAGGCGATGCGCGATGCCGCAAAAAACACGCGCTCCCTCAACTCGGAATTAAAGCTCGCGGAGGCTGAGTTTAAAGCCTCCGGCGATGCTCAAAAGTTATATACAGATAAAGCTAAGCTCCTCAAGCAGCAGCTATCAGAGCAGGAGAAAGCCGTGCAGGCGGCCACCTCAATGCTGCAGGCACTGGCCACTGCCGGCTATGATGCGAACAGCACGAAAGTCATGGAGTGGCGTGCCAAACTGGCAAACGCCAAGGCTGGTGTGCTTGAGATCAATCAGGCGATCGCGGAAAATGACGCGGCCCTCCAGAAATCAGCTGACGGCTATGACGATCTCGGCGAGAGCATGCAAGAGACTACTGCTGACGCTCAGACCGCCAAGGTAGAGCTTGGCAAGACAGAAACCGGTGCAGTGTCCCTCAAAGAAGCCCTGTCAAAAATCGGTATTAATCTGGGATGGGAAGGACTGAACCGATCTCTCAATGAGATCAATCAGAAAATCGACGCCTCGATCAAGCGTGCGGTGCAGCTAGGCAAAGCACTCTGGGATGCCGGAGTAGATGCCACTGTCTGGGCTGATGATCTGATCACCCTGAGCAAAACGACCGGCGTGGATCCCAAGACGCTGCAGCAGTGGCAATATGCAGCGCGTTTTGTGGACGTCTCTGTTGACACGATCACAAGCTCACAGAACAAGCTGCTGATGCAAATGAAGAGTACCAGCAAAGAGGCCGCGCTGAGTTTTAACGAGCTTGGTGTGACTACTCGCAATGCTGACGGAGAGCTACGTCCGCTAACCGATGTTTTCTGGGACAGCATCGAAGCGCTTGGCCGGATCGACAACGAGACCCAGCGTGACGCGATGGCCATGAACCTATTCGGTAAATCAGCGCGTGAACTGAATCCTCTGCTGGAAGCCGGACGGGAAGAGTGGGAGAAATATGCCGACGCGGCTCCGGTGATTTCCCAGGAGAAAGTCGACAGCCTCGGCAATGCAAATGACGCAATTGAGGACATGAATGCCCAGCTCGAAGCGCTGAAACTGGATGTCCTGGCTGAGATGGCACCGACTATCGAGCAGGTGGCCTCAGCGGTCTCCAGCGCGGCGTCCTCTGTGCGTGAATTCATGGCAACAGAGGAAGGCCAGCAGGCGCTCACACGGCTCCAGACAGCTGTCTCCGGACTGATTGAGAGCTTTACGGAACAGGACTTCGGAAAGATCCTCTCTGATGCCTCTGATGACATTGTGGGTCTGATCGACGGCCTCTCCGGCATCATCGAGAATAAGGACGGCGTCGTAGGTGCTCTGGAAGCGATTGGTGCCGGCATCGTGGCTTTGAAAGTTGCTGAAGCTGTCACGCAGGTCGGAAAGCTGATCGCACAGCTAAAGCTCTTGAAGGGCATGAGCGTGATCGAGAGCGCAGGAAAAACAGCAGGTGGCGCCGCAGCGAGTTCTGCTGGCAAGGCCGGGGGCAATATCTTTTCATCAGTTTTGGGATCACCTGCAGCTAAGGTGCTTGGCGGTCTCTTTGTGGGCGTCGGTGAGTTTTTCCGTCCTCTGATGGAACAGGAGAAAAACGCAGGAGAGCGCGCTGAGTCCGCAAAGGAAGTCGCAAGCGCGGACGATGAAGTCGCCAAAAAGGCAGAATCACTCGGGCAGACCATGGCACAGGCAGAGGCCACGATCGCCAGCAATATGCACGAGTGGGGAGTCGATGCTGAGACCGCAAAGGCCATGTACCTAAGTGGCGACTATGACGACGCTCCGAAATCGAACGTATTTGAAGAAGTCGACACAACCAAAGCTCAGGAAGTCATCACACTGACAGAAGAGCAAGCCGCAGCAGCCCAGAAATACTGGGATATCGTCCGTCAGGGTGTGACAATCGACCAAGAGGCAAAAGCATATCAGGATCTCTTTGATGCGTTCTCAGATAGCGATGAATCGATCGCCAAACTGGACACGCTGATGGGAATCATCGATGCATTGCCGGCGAGTATGGAACAGCTGCCAGGAATAAGCGAGACCACTGGTGCAAATGTTTCTGTCGGACTTGCAAACGGCATTGCAGCGCATGCGGACGCAGCAATCACTGCGGCCTCAAATCTGGCTAGTGCGGTCTCTGCAACTATAGCAGGTGCTCTACAGATCGCCTCTCCGTCCAAAGTGATGGAGCAATACGGTGAATTTGTCGGCGCCGGTTTCGCAATGGGCATCGAAAACAGTGCTGTCGACGTGGCCAGAGCATCAGAGTCTGTCATCGGCGGTCTGGCTCTGAGGGCTCCGGCGATCAATGCACCAGCAGTCCAGCAGGTCTCCAGTGGATCCGACAGCGGCATGGCCGGTCTGATCCTCAACGCACTCTCACAGATGCGTGTGCAGATCGACGGGCACGATGCCGGTCAGATCATGCTGCCGACATTGGAGGAGCTGATGGGTGAGCAGACTATTTCTAGGAGGTATGAGGCATGATGACAGATGGACGCAATCAAAGCGTATGGCTTAACAATGTCTCATTGACGACTGTGCATCCCTCAATTATCGTCCAGCACATCTCCGAGGGCGAGCTTGAATACAATCAGATATTGATGACTCGCCCTCAGTTCGGCAACCTGATAGCCAGGAATTCCCCGTCGGAGCGTGAGATCACGATTGAGTTTGCCATCCGTGAGCGCCTCAACTACGCCACGAGAGTGGCCGCAATCCAGGCTGTGTATAAATGGGCCGCTGATGGAGGTGTGCTCCGGCTGTCCTCTCATCCAGGCCAGGAGATCTATGTCACCTGCAAAAAGTTGCCGGCGCTCGGAAGATTGCGCGAATGGAATGAGGACTTGCAGATCGTATTCTCTGCGAACGAGTTTCCATTCTGGGTGGATCAGGAACCGATCACGGTCACCTATGAGGAAGAGCTCGCAATCAGTGGAGAACTGTATCCAGTTGGCACCTGTACAGGATTTCTTGAGGCCGATATCACTCCCACGAGAGCCATCAATCATTTTTCCCTGGGAAACAATGATTTTGTGAACTTTTTCGAGGTTGAAGCTCCGACGGCGGTAGATCTGGCAGCTGCTGGCGAAACAATTCGAGTCTACTATGACAATCACCACTATCTACACATTGCCAACAACACAGAGGAGCTGCTCAAATATAGGACCGGTGCGGACGATATCATTACATATCCAGGTGTTTACAATAATGTTATGTTCTCAGCCGGCATCGCTTGCAAGGTCGTATTCAAGGCGAGAGGGGTGTATTTATGACGATTAAGGGGCATGTGATGCCGATCTGGTACAACGCAGACAGCACCGAGCATCTTCGGATCCGTGCATCATCCTGCAGCGTCGACCTGTCTGTCAACGACATTCCTAAAGCCACGCTGACCATGCTGAGTGATCAGGAAGTGCCAGACACCCATGCGATGATCGAGCTGTTCCGCAATGGCACCTCCCTCGGCAAGTTCCGAGTCGTGTCGTACGGTTACACCTACCGCCAGAGCATTGTCCTCCAGCTAATGGGCATGGTGGACGTGCTTAATGATGACGTCTATGAGCTGGAAGCTGAGGAAGAACAGACCAAAACGGCGACGGCGTGGATCCAGACCATCCTCGGCCGGCAGAGCACAGTCAGATGGCAGCTGGGCACCTGTGCAATGACGGACAGCATCCCTCTGAAGATCAATTACCAGACGATTTGGACACTGCTGGAAGAGATCCGGCAGTATCAGGTCGGGTACATGTGGACATACGATTTTTCCACCTCTCCATGGACTCTCAATCTCGTCCAGATGCCCAGCACAACGGACGCCGCGTTTCGAGTGACCAGGAATATCGAGAGCGCGAAGATCTCAATCACAGATCAGGATCTGTTCAACAAACTGATCTGCACTGTGAGCAATACGGACGGCACCGTGACGACGATCACGAAAAATGATACGACATCTCAGTCTCAGTATGGTGTGAGAACACGCTGCACCGATATCAAATCGGATCAGCTTCCCAGAGGCATGACGGCCGACCAATATGCTCAGTCTGTGCTGGATGAGCACTCGAATCCTGTGACCAGTATCCAGATCTCCGGCATGGATCTGCAGAGGATCACCGGTGATGATTACGATCACATCGTTCTCGGTTCTAAATGCGCGGTTGTGCTTCCTGGATACGACACCTCTATTGTGGAGCGTGTCATGTCTCTGAGCTATCCTGATATCCTCAACACACCGGATCGGCTGACTGTGCAGATGAGCACGGAGATCAAACCGATCACCGGCAGTCTGGCCGGAGCCAAACAGATGGCCTCAGCCGTCAAGTCCGTGCGCGGCGGAGGCGGCGGAGGCGGCGGAAAAGCCGACAGTGAAAAATGGAGCAAGGTACTCACCAAAACCATCGAAGCAGTTGATGGTACAGGTATCTCAGAGCTCTGGCAGTCCGGCATTGTGGCAGACGCTACTACTGGCACTAGGATCTTTTCAGTCTATCAGGGGATGCAGTCAATGCAATCCGAGATCAATGTGCATTCTAACGAGATTTCGCTTGTGGTCAAAAACGGCGCGATCGATGCGGCCTCCATTGTCCTGGCTATCAACAGACAAAGCGGCGAGAGCATAGTTAAAATAGGCGCTAGTTATATTGATCTGGATGGTTATTTGTCTTCCTATAATGGGTGGATTGCATCCCTGAGCACAAACAGCCTGCACAGCGAGGGAGATATCGAAGCAATGGACAGTGTGAAAGGGTACGAGCTGATCAGCACCGGCGGAGACATCCAAGCTGGCAACCATACCGCATCATGGCAGAGTCAATATGTACTGACCGGTTTGGGCACGCTTAGAAGTTTCACATATTCCGGTGTAACGCTGCGTGCTTTCAATGGTACGGGCACGACAGCAAGTGGCACAACAATCTACTATTTAGGACGCACATGAGAGGTGTATCGAATGAACATTAACGACGGTAAGGGTCTGTATGACAAATACGGCCTGATCGATAGCATTATGGTGCAGGTCAACAGCCTCGTGACGCAGGGCGTCCGCAATGCTTCCACGATCTGTGATATCTGCAATAAGCTGGACGCGCTCAAGCGTGGACTCCAGGAAGATGACAAACGAGCAGAAACCAATAATCAGGAGGCGGTAGACAATGGCGACAGTATTTAAACGCACTTACCGGCAGGATCTGACCAAACCTCTGCAGATCCACTATGATCTGAGTGTGGTTTTCTCTAAGGACAATCTGGCCAACGAAATCCAGATTGATTTGTACAACGGCAACGAGGCCGCCAGCATCTCTGGCACGGTCTCCGGCACTGTGATCCGTGCAAATGGATCCACGGTCCCGATCGAGACCGGCACGATCTCTGGCAATGCCGTCACAGTGGCACTCTCTGAGGCGTGCATGGAGATTCCTGGTCCGGTGCAGGTGTACGTAAAGCTGACCACTGGCGACGTCAAGACGACCATTTTTGCAGGCGTGTTCACAGCGATCCGGACGGAGACGGAGACGATCATCGATCCTGGGACCATTATTCCGAGCGTCACCGATTTGATCAACCAGATCCAGACGGCGATCGACAGCATTCCGGCGGACTATTCGACGCTCCTGGCATCAGTGGCCGGAACATACAGCACATCCAAAACATATGCAGTAGGTGACTATGCATGGTATGACGGACGTCTGAAAAAGTGCATCGTTCCGATCACAACAGCCGAAACATGGACGGCTGCACACTGGGCCGACGCTGTTATCGCCGATGACGTTGCTGTATTAAAGAGCGCAATTGCAGAGCAGACCTATAATATCGTTACTGGAACTATACAAAACGCAAGCGTATCGAGTAGCGGTGAGATCGCATACAGTGTAGATACACTGTTATATTATGCTCCCGTTGAGAGCGGGAAATCTTACACTGTAACAACCAATGAAGCATCTTTGGTGTGTGGATTTTATAATGTAAAGCCGGAAATCGGAGCAATTTCGTACAATCAGCAGAGGGTAATACAGGCAACAAAGTCAATCGAATCGCCTATAACCGGGTACATTGTCTGTAGGGCAGTTGCGCCATATACAACTTGTCAAATCGTTGAAGGTACTGAAACAAAAGAATATCTCCCACCTTTGATAGCTAATGATTTTCTTGCAAGAGAAGAAGCGGAAGAAGCAATTGCTTTAGGAAACGACAATCATAGCGACATCAGCGGATTGACAGTAAAAATGAATTCCGTTTATCCAAAGGTGATAAGTGATGATCTTTCATATGAAGGGCTAGATGTTTCTGACACATATAACCTGTATTTCGGCTCTAATGATATGTATTATTCCGTCTGTGTAGTCCCTAGTGGAACATACCTTGAAAGACTTGAACTGTTAGCAGGACGTGCATCATCGCCGACTTTGGCTCTTGCTTACTGGGATGACGATACTTATAAAATTGAATGGTATAAGAATCTTGGAGAATTCGACGAAACAAGTTTTCACAGTTTTTATTTAAATTATAAAACAGAACACGAATGCTATGTTATGCTAAATTATTTCGGGTATGCAAGGTCTGCGACAAGAACAGAGATTCCAAAACTTATTACTATTCGCAACTATACGACACCATTATCTTGGAATGACGGAACTGCCGCACTAGATTATACAGTTAGACTGTATATGGAAAGAATATCAGACATTGATGCCATTAAAGCAACCATAGAAAAAATACCAGATGTTGACGTCATGGCAAGCGATATTGCAATGTTTGAAAACATAGGTTTTTGCGGAGATAGCTATATGGCGGGAATGATTGTGATATCAGAAAACCCAACGGTCACCGCACAAAATCAGAATTTAAGTTGGGGGAAGATTCTTGAACGGACACACGGCATAAACGCATTCATATATGCTAAAGGCGGTATAACTACAAACGGATATCGTTCCGATGCTGACTGTCTCCCGAAGCTACTTTCTGAAAGTGCAAAGCAGTTGTATGTGATCTCACTGGGGCATAACGATGCTTATGCCCAAACAGATGTTTCTGCTTATAAAACTTCCTACCGAAACATTATTGATAGTATTATTGAACACGCACCAAATGCAAAAATCATATTGTGCAGGCAGAGCAAAGGATACGGCAACTTGAACAACGGGCCTGAACTTAATGAAGCCATATCAGAATTAGGTGTTGAATACGGAATTCCTGTTCTTAATCCAGAAGACGATCCTTATCTGTCCAGTAGCATATATGTGCAGACACAGGTCCACAGGCATCCTACTTTTGCAGGATATGCCGGAATGGCAGAAGCCTTTAACAGACTTTTTAATAAGGCAACTGTGGACTACTGGGATTATTTCAAGGCATATACGGGCTTATCAAGCTAATCAAAATAGGAGTTTATCATGGTGACAAAAGATAAGCCAAACAAAATAACAGCAACATTAAAGGTTGTTATCACTGGCGAATTTTATGATGATGAGGCTTCAGAGGAAACCTTGCGATATTGCGCAGAACAAGACCTTGAAGACGCAGGATTCGACGTTGAAGTGTCTGTTATGCGTAACCATAGGATTCCATTTTCAGCAAGTAGTAACGTCCAATGGACAACTTAAATAGGAGTTTATCATGGTGACAAAAGATAAGCCAAACAAAATAACAGCAACATTAAAGGTTGTTATCACTGGCGAATTTTATGATGATGAGGCTTCAGAGGAAACCTTGCGATATTGCGCAGAAC